CCACCGAGATCTACACTCTTTCCCTACACGACGCTCTTCCGATCTCGTTCCGGTCGGGGCCGTCGGGCCAGTGGCAGCGAATGCGTACAGGCCCGTCGGGCCGGTGGCACCTATTCCGGTCGGCCCGGTGACGCTTGGCCCGGTAGGCCCGAGTATCCCGGTCGGGCCGGGAGCCCCGTTTGACAGGTCGATTCCGCTGGGCCACGACCCAGATTCCTTCGGCCCGTACAGCGTTTTGCCGGTGCGATCTAAAAACAGGTCGCCGTCGTTGCCGATTCCGCCGGTCGGCGGCGCATCGCCAGCCAGGACGGGACTAGCTCCAGACGGTAGGGAATAGAACGGCATTGCGAAACCTTACGGGTAGTGCTTGCCACCGACCTCGATCCACAGGTCGTCGTAGCGGACGAAATACTGACCGGTGTCGACATCGAACCATGTGGCCCCGGCCGTGGCCGAGGAGGGGGCCGTGGCGGCCTGGTACACCTCGCCAACTCCGAAGGGGCCGGTGGCTCCGGTGCCGGTCGGTCCGGTCGGGCCGGATGGCCCGGCCTCACCCTGGACTCCGACCTCGATAAACACGTCGGCATAACGGACGAAATACCGGCCGGTGCTCGTGTCGAGCCAGATCGACCCGGCGACCTCCGTCAGCGGGGCCGTCGGCGTCGCCGTAAACTCGACGCCTCCAGTGGCCCCCGATGGGCCGGTGACCGTGCTAGCGGCCCCGGTGGCTCCCTGAACGCCGGTTGGACCGGTTGCTCCACGCTCGCCCTGGACGCCGACCTCGATAAACACGTCGTCGTATCGGACGAAATAGCGACCGGTATTCGTGTCGAGCCACACAGACCCCTGAACCTCGGTCAGCGGAGCCGTAGGGGTGGCAGTGAACTCGATCCCACCGGTGGCACCCGTCGGCCCGGTCACCTGCGGACCGGTAGCCCCTTGGATCCCTTGCGGCCCAGTGACCTCTGGACCAGTCGGCCCCTGGATGCCTTGCGGTCCGGTAACGAACGAGTCGGCACCGGTGGCCCCCGTCGGGCCGGCCACGCCGGCTGCCGTGAAGAATTCGCCGATCTGCGAAACGCTTACCCGCTTGGTCGCCGAGCTGCTCGACATGATGAGCAGATCAGTACCGGTCACCCCGGTGACTGCGGGAAGATCGCTGACTCGTCTCTGGAGCGGCATCAGTTCACCTGGAGCGGGACAACGATCTCGTCACCCTGCTCGGTGACCAGGAACTCCAGATCGGCGTCGACGCGCTTGGTGTGGATTCGGACAGCCGTTTGAAATGCGTCGGCATAGCGAAACAGGGGAACTCCTCGAGGGGTGGCCACCTCGTAAATCTGCGAGACGCCGCCCAGCTCTTCGTAGATTCGATCGCCGCGCCTGGGCTCGCCGTAGGGCAGCTCCTCGACCTTGACGATGAAATCCCGGCTCTCCCACTGCTCGACGATCCCGTTGCCGTCCGACGACTCAAACGTGGAGGAGCCGATCGTGGCAGGCACGGTAGCCGTGTTGCCGCTGCGGACGTAGGCCACCGTCACGGCTGCGTTTGCGCGCAACTGATCAGTTAGCCAATTCGCACCAACAGACAGCATGTCTGGCATTACAGCCTTTCAATCCTGCAACGCCCCGGAGGCGCGCGGTAGCGATTGCGCACCGTCCGGGGGTTGCGGGTTGGGTCACTTGTTGAGGATCACGTCAACCGTGGCGTCGGTGGCCACGCGGGCCTTTGCCAGCTTGCCGGCAGCCGTGCCGGTGCTGGCATTGGCGATGCCGCTGGCGGCCGACCACAGGATTGCCGAGCCTTGGGCTCCGGTCGCGCCGGTGGCACACGGCAGGGAATGCACACCCTCCACGGCCAGCGATCCGAGAGCGTTGGCAGCGATCGGCCGAGGAGCGACACCGACGAGCGATCCGATCACGACGACGTCACCAGCGGCAACAGCGCCGGAAGGCGTGTAGTCGAGCACGTCGCCCTTAGAAACATAACTAGCCATCGTTGGAAACCTTTCAAAACAAGGGGTATTGGTAGGGTGCCAGGCGGGCGAGGCCGGACCCCGCCCGCCTGGTCAAGAAAATCACGAGGCGCTGTCGCACTTGACGCCAGCGAGGTATTCGGCCTTGGCAACGCCAAAGTCGAAGTAGCCACGCATCTGAACGCCGAGCGTGTTGAAATCGGCCTCGGCCGTCTCCACGATCGGGCTCTGTACACCGTTCAGGAAGGCCACCTCCATCGCAGGCAGATCCGCCGGCGATGCCAAGAGGTAGTAATCGGTCGTGTTGGACAGGTAGGTCGAGGCGACCACCTGGTAACGACCGGCCAGAACGTTCCGATCAGGCTGCCCGCCCGTTGCACCGCTCTGGATCAGGGTAGAGCCCATGATCTCAGCTGCGGTCAGCTCCAGGTCAACAGGCGTAAGCAGGATCCGAGGCTCCACGGCAACGGGGTTGCCGTCGGGATCCCGGAGCTTACGAAACTTCGTAGCCAAGGCCTTCAGGTTGGCCAATGACAGCGGCAGCGTCCCGGTGGACAGGTTGCCACGCCCACTGGTGAAGAATGCCGCATCGTCTACGAACTCCGCCCAGAACACGTCGTTCAACTTCAGGGCACCGCCTCGGCCGATCCGCTGCGGAACAGCGGTCAGCGCTCCCAGGTCGTCGTTGATCAGGTCCGTCCGGGTCACGCTCGTCATGATCCCGTAGGTGTCCGCGCTGATCGTCCGCTCCTCATCCGAGGCCGCAGCGTTCTTCAGCTCGCCACCGTTTGGCACCTTCTCAAACTTGAACCCGCCGTTGAGCCGGTAGGACGTCAGCGACTTGAAATCGTTGACGGACCGCACCGTCGAGATCTGCCGCCAGGCCGACTCGATCGAGTCAAACCCGGAAAGCAAAAACTTGTTAACGGTCGCCGACAGGATCCCGCTGATCGAGTGGGTGGCCCACGCCGCCGCCAGGATCGGCCGCAGCGTGCTCGACGTGATCTTCCGGTGACCGTCGTAGCCATTGGCTACGGCAGCCTGGATCATCACCTCGCCCAAGCTGATGTCCCGGCGGGCCTTGTGGGCCGCCTCGAGCACCTTGGGATCATAGGCCTTCTCGACGTTTGGCAGGCCGCCCTGGATGGCAAACGATGCCTCGATCACTTCGGCCGACGGAGCGGCGTTGGTGACGACATGCACAGCCGGAGCGGCTGGGCGATCGGCACGGGTTGAAACGACTTTTTCCAACTTTGTAACCCTTTCGTTCTGCGCGTTGATCGCTACGCCAACGTCGGCGATCGCAGCCAGCACGGTGTCGAGACCCACGGCGACATCCGCCGTGGCTTCCGGCGTGGTGGCCAGGACGGCCTCCTCGACGGGCATTTCGTTGGCGTTGTCCGCCATGGTTTTCTCCTCGACGGCCTCTTCGGCCGCGATGGCGACGCTGGTCTCCGCGTCAGCGCCAAGAGTGACAAACGAGACCTCGCGGAGAGCGGAGGTCTTTACGATTCGGACTGGCCCGGCAATGGGCTGCCCGTTAACGGTCGTGGCGGCGTCGGCGTCCACCTTTTGATGGCGACGAACGTCCGCACCTACGCTGGCCTGCCAGCTATATCCGCGCTCCGCGAGTTGGAGCACCTGGCGGGCCGTCTCGGTCTCGGCCAGAATCTCGCCCTCTACGATCAGCTTGCCACCCTCGACGCTGACCGAATCGGTCTGCCCGAGGATGCTGCCGAGCGTGTAGTCGTGGCCGAGCACGATCGGGATACGTTGATTGAATTTCATGCCGGCCAGGTCGATCACGACCGGCTCACGGCTCCAGCCCTGGCGGATCGCAGCGCCCGTGTAGGCCTCGATGCGAAACCGCTTCGGGCTGGCCGCTGCCTCGCCCTCGGCCGCCGCCAGGAAATGGACGCTGGTGTCTAGTTGGATCGTGTTCATGGCGAAAGAAACTCCACTACCTCGTCGTCGATCTCGTCGTCGTAGTCGTCGGAAATGTTCATTCGGGCACCTCGTCGGCAGGAATGGAGCCCGTGGCCGTCGGCATCTCCAGGCCCAGCTCGGACATCAGCTGCCGCTCGGATGCGATCTGCCGCAGCTCGACGTCCCACTGTTTCCCCTGCCGGGAATACTCGCTGGCGAGTGACGTCGTCAGGGTCGCCAGCCTGGTCTCGGCGGCCTTGGCTTCCTTAAGCGGGTCGACGTGTTCTTTGCCGTCCCAGACCCAGGCCCAGTTCCACTCGGAGAATGGCGGCATCTCCTGGGGCACCACACCCGCCAGGCTGGCCTCGTTGACCCAGGCGCTCAGGAGCCGGTCAAGGGCCACACGCTCCAACTCGTCGCGGTACACCCGCTGGGTCATCGCGTAGACCTGGTGGTCCATGCGACCGCTGGCGTAGTTGTAAGACGAGCTGTCGAGGGCTGCGACGTTGTACGGGATCTGGAGGCAGCGGCTAATCTCGCCGAGGATCTCGCGCTTGAAGTCTTTGTAGGTCGATGTCGGCTGTTCCGCCTTCAGCTGCGAGATGTCCCAACCTTCCGGAAGGGTGACCAGCGACCGCTTGCGGATCTCCAACTCTGCGAAGCTATCAACCTCGTCCACCTCGGCAGCCGGGCTGTTTGAGTGGATGAACGCTGCGAAGTCGGCGGCCGTCTCGGCCGCTGCGATTACGGCCTCGGTGTAGCGTCGGAGCTGGCCGAACAGCCGCAGGGCCGGCGAAACCTCTGGGACGCCACGGTGCTGACCAGCTCGAGCGGGCCGGAACCAATGCACCATTGCCGCCGCCGGCACCCTTTGAAACTCCAGATTATTGATCCGGTAGTTACTGCCCGGGTGATACTTCAGAAGCTGGTAGGCGACGACGTTGCCGATCTCGTCGAACTCCAGGCCGTCGACCGTGTTGCCTTCGATCGTGATGGATTGGGCCATCAGCTCGGTCGGGGTGGCAACCATCTCGGCCTCGACCAGCCTAAAATCCAACTGGACGCCAGACAGCCGGGGGTTGGTGATCATGAGGCCGAAGGCCTCGCCGTCGACGATCAAACTTTCCCGCATCGTCCGGAGCTTGGCCGGTAGATCGATCTCCCAGCCCCAATCGAAAAACAACCGCTCGACCACCCGGTCGGCGTCAGCGTCACCCGTAGACAGCTGCAGCCTGGGGCCAGTGCCGATCAGGTCGCTTGCAAGCGTTGACGAGATGCCAGCCAGGTATGAGTTGTTGGCCCGCTCGTAGCGGGCTCGGTTTCGCATCGTCCGGCGAATCGACGGCGACAGAGCAGCGTCGGCTGCGAAGGCGTCGGCGTTGGTCCAATGCTTGTAATCGTCGCCACGCTCAGCAGCATCAAATTTGCCACGGACCTGCGGGGCCACGGTCCTTCGTGGCTTGTCGCGGCCGCGGAACAGGTTGCCAAACAAGGCCATTTAGATTGTGCCGCCTGGGATGATGCGATTGAATCGCAACCCGCGATTACTGGTCGCTACCGCAGCCTTGGCTGACAAATACTTGTCGGCCTCGATCTGCTTTTCGATGTCCTGCGCCTCGACCTCGCCAGCGTCGGTGCGGACACGAAGCGGCCCCTTGGCCGTCGCTTCAATTGCGTCTCGGATTTCGTCGCTCATGCTGCGACGGTAGGTCAATCGACGAGAAAGCCGCAGGGGGTCTGGCGGCGTTATCGTCCTAGTTTCTTGATCTCAATCCGCTTGCGACCGTCTGACGTAGTCGGCAACGATGCCTTACGCCGCTGCCGGACTCCCATGTCTGTGGCCGCTGGCGTGATGCCAGCGATCGACGCTGCCACCGCCGAACCCACGAGGCAGTCCCACCAATGATTCTCGAACCGGGTTCCGGACAGCTTCCATTCGTCTACGACCCGGCCCCGCGCGCTCTCGGTCCTCACCGGGTATTCGTTCGACAGGTGATCAAACAACAGATCGTGTTCACCGGCGGCAAACACGATCGCCTCAGGGTCGCCCGTTGGCAGCCGCAGCCGCGAAGCCGTGAACGTCTTCCAAAAGTTGGTGTCGTACGTCACGCTCCGCTGGTTGTTCACCGTGCTGACCCGCCAGTTAAGACCCATTCGGTCGCCCCTAGCTTTGTGGCGATCGTTCAGGGCTGGGGAGGAGGCCCCGATCCCCTTGCCGTGACTAGGCAGGATCGAGCTAGCGTAAGGCGATCGCCGGGCAAACGTCCGGACCGTTTGCGTACTCCTCCCCCAGTTGGCGTCGACCAGCATTTGCGAAACCCGCATCGCCGCCCCGTCCTCTCGGTGCCAATCCTTGCTTAGAAGCATTTGGGCGACATGGTCGAGGCCGGCTGACAACGCCGCCTCAAACCCCGCTCCCCCGGCAGCTGCGGCCAGCGTCCGCTTGGCGCTGTTAGCCTGAAAAAACGTAACGCCTTGATCGGGGTAGACCCCGTACTGAACGACGTGCCCGCCAAACTGCTCCGACCAGGACGCCACGAGCCAGAACAACACACGATCCTGGACGTCGACAAACGCCGTTAGCTGGTGGTGGCCATGCGGTACGACGCCGTATGGCAGATTGGTGCAGCGGGCAGCCAGGCCCCGCTTATCGAGTTTGTCGCTTTCGACGTGGTCGGACAGCGGCTGGTTTTGATACTCCGCATAAAATGCGGCGTCGCCCCGATCAATCCGCAGGTTCCAAGCGTGTTGGGTCGCCGACAGCTCGTCGGGATTCTTTCGCTCCGGCCACGCGACCCGGCTGCCGGCGTCCATCTGCTCAAGCCTGTCGGCATAGAAGGCGTCGGCCTCGGCGGTGCCCGTCCCGTTCCGCTGCCCGGCCCGGCGTAGCTCGCCGTACTCGAGCCACAGATCCTCCGCCGTCGGCCAGTCGTAGACCAGCTGCGACCGCTCGCCCTGCCACGAGGGGTGACGGCTCCGGTCCAGGAGCCGGTCGGCCAGGTCGTCGGGCCGGATGACGGTAATCGTGCAGAGCCCGGCGATCTTGGCCCCCGGGCCACCCAGGCCTAGGATCGCACCAGACAGGATCTTCTCTCGGGTGGCACACTGTGACGGCGACGCCGCCGACTCGTCCGTCTGCGGGTCGTCGATCAGGACCAGACTCGGTCTGATGCTCGACCCGTCGGGTCGGGTGTGCTTTAGGCCTCGAATGCGGCCGGTGATGCCGGCCACCCGGACGCAGGCACCGGCAGATGAACTACCTGGGATCCAAGGTAGCGTGATCTGGTCGGCTGCCCATTGCATTTCGGTGGGCTTACCCTGGTAGGTCTGCCCCTTGGCTCGCTGGCTGATCCGGTCGAGCGCCCGCACCGGATAGCAGGCCTCCGGGAAATCGTCGAGTAAGACGTCGTTGTTTTCAATCTGCGCTTTCAGCGAGTCTGCCATCGCTGATGCAATCGTCTGATCAGCACCAACGAGAACGATGAATTGCCGATGGCCATAAAGCATCGCCCACAGGCAGGCGGCTTCACACAGGGTGGTCTTGCCGCTGCCTCTCGGCATGGCGAAGGCAAACAACTCGCCACGCAACACAGCGCCCTCGATCTTGCTGATCGCCGTCAGGTGATCCGCCGACCAGGCCAATGGGAAGGCGTCCGCCAAATAGGTTTCACAGAACCACCGGAAATCCTGGGCGGCCGATGCCCGCCGGGCCGGGTCGACGATCGCCGGCATTTCGCCGATGTCGCGGCCGGCTGAAGACTTCTCCCGGAAGGCCGCTGAAGATCGCTCTTTGTGGCGATCGTAGGCCGAGGCGGCTGGGATCTTGCTTTTCAATCTCGGCCCTCTAATCGCTCATAAGGCTGTATTAACGGAGGGC